CTCAGTATTCGAGAGATTTAACCGAAACGGCAAGGATCGGACCCACTCTCTAGCGGCGTTCACTAAAACGACGTCTTATGGAAGTGATAGACTCGCGATATATCTGCTTTCCAGATGCATCCAGTAGTAATTTGTTTGGAGCAGAGATGGAAGCGCAGGACGCTCAAGTCAAACGGAAGGGAAAAGAAACCATAACCCTATTGTAACCCGGGAGATGGTAGGCTAAAAGTTAACGGCGCCACAAGCCTAATGTGGACGTCGAGGGAGCAATGATTTTGGGAGGGCCCTCAATGGCGGATTTCTCCACCATTACCGGGGTTTTCTCCTCAAAGTCTACACGCATGGCCACATCTCTGGTGGCTAAGTACTCTTTCCAATCATCGTAGTCACGATGAGTCATAACTATTGGTTTCATCGGTGCGGGCGGAGGCGTGATTTTCTTACCAGAAGGCGTCTCGGCTGCGGACAGCTCGATGTTGAATGAGTCATTGCCAAATGGAAAAGGTTGGGTATACGCCTCTGTAAGCACAGACGGGCACCGTAGTATGACGAACTCCATAGTAGTGACTTTCACAGCATTCGTGGTGTTAAAGACGGGATCGAATGAGAAAAAGCCTGGTCTGGAGGAGCCGGTGCCGGTGACACGTAAAATGCCGGCAGAGGCAGAGCTGCTAACTTGGGGAACAAAAGTAGACAAGTTTGCAACGGAAAATTCGGGGAAGAGTGTGTTGCTGGCCAAAGCATTGGAAAACATGTCCGACGAGAACACACCTGAAGTGTTCAAATTGACGTTGGTGGCGCCGGGGGCGCCAGAGAGGCCGATCAAGGCCTTAACGTAATAGAGCCCCTTAGATAATTTAAAGAGGGCCCCGTCGAAACAGTTGGCTTGTATGGAATACTCAGCGTACACGTTGGAAGAGTTGTTCTGGACTAGTGCTAGGAGTTGGGCGATGTCAAACACCATGGCCGCACCTGTCAATGTTGATCCTGTGAGGGAAACAGCCTTAATGCAGGCTATGACACCATCATCTTCGGAATAATCAGAGACAGAGAAGTCGGCGTTGACGGTGGCCCAAAGCGACCCAATGTTGGTGCTGGTCAAGGTGAAACCAGTGGCAGCAGCAACAACAAAAAGTCCAGCAGAAGAAAGTCGGGGGTCAGAAGAACCACTAGGAGCATTAGTGATTCGTGGAGTGTCAGTATAAAGTAGGTTTCGGGAACCCGGCAACGTGACGCCCCAAGGGGCGCCAAAGGCGGAGTGCTCCAGCATTTTCCGGCCATGACCGGAAAAATACGCTTCGTCCAAATTGTTGCCGATGATTGGCACGTCGGTGGGATCAGTGTCGACTACAGTTTGCACGTTGCCAGCCGTGTTGGTGGCGAGAGCTGGGATAACAGTAAGGCGAGTGCTCTTGTCAGACCAACGGTTAAACAGCTGGAATATGGGCTTAAGTGCAGTGCGGCCAAACAGATTGCGGTCGACCGGGAGGACAAGAAGAGCGGTGCCGCTGGCTACAGTGGCAGGAGTGACCACATCCTGGAGTTTCACTTTGAAGTTTCGGATTTTGATGGATTCGATAGTTCCTCCTCGCTGGGAGACGAGGGGGACTCCAGTTGCATAAGTTGTTCCGGCGGAGGCCTGCTTGGTTTGCGTCGGCGTTTTCTTTGCCGAGATGGACCCGCCTGCCGCTTTGACCGCTTGGATGAGGGCCTTGATGTCGGCATTGTTGGCAGAAGGACGGGGTGCTTTGGCGGCGCGGGGCGGCTGTGTGCGCTGACCATTGCGAAAGGCTGGCTGTCGCCGAGAGAGGTCATCTGTGCCGGTGATTTCTCCATGAGCTCCCATGCTTCGGATGGCAGTGGCTTGAGCTGTCGGCACATTGAAAGCACGATGGTTGCGAGCACTCTGTGGCATGGGTAGTGACTCGCCGTTGCGTGATCCCATTTTTGACATGGCATGCATTGCTCCAGCAACAAGGAGAGACTTCGCGCGAACTGAGATGGGTTGGGAAGAATCCATGGCAACGCGCCAGGCGTTTGTAGAAAGCATTGCATCAGCTGCGCCACGGTTGCGTGGTTGTTGTACATATTGGTAGTCGTGAACGCGAGCTGCAGCGTCGAGGGCGTCTGTGGGCTCCGTGCGGAAGTCAACTGTGCCAAGCTTAGGGCCGCCAGTGTGTCCAGGGCCGACGTATTTGCCGTGGAGGGCGAAGTGTGGGGTGAGGTTGACCATGTCGACCATGGTGGGATGTTGGGAACAGAGAATGAGAATGAGTGAGTGGTGAGAGGTGAGCTGACAGTGTGTTTGAACATGCGGTAGTAATTACGATTACAATTCCGCAGCCGCGTACATTTTACGACCCCGCGGCTGGGTCAAGCTCTTACTCACCAAGACTTGAATTTGTCAGTTTTACGTCATGACCAGGACGGATTAAAAAAGCGGGTTCTCTTTTTCATCATCGATGGCGTCGACTTCAAGAGCACGCAACATTGGGGGGTAATTGAAGATGGCTGGTAAAGAAGTGATTCGCTCCAGCAGCTGTTCATATTCATCTTCATGTTCACGTGTCAATCCATAACGTTGATAGACCATCTGCCATGCCTCATCTGAAGGGGATGTTGTGACGGTCTCCTCAACCCATTCTTTGTAATACGATGGTATGTTGATGATAGGGTCGACATCACCCAATAACTTGACAATTCGTGCCCACAACTTACGGGCGAATGGGACGAAGTGGCATTGTTTGAGCCGGCCAATGGCATCTCCAAGAAGAAGTCGTGCGGTGTGTTTCTCATCGTATCGAGGGAGATCCATCCACCAGCACTGTCGTGAAGTCCATCGCCCGAGCTTGAGGCTGAGGATTGACCCAACCTTAGTTGGCCAAAACAACCCACTGCAGAACTCGGCCTCATACCGAGCCACGTCGCCCAGAAGAATTTTGCACTTATAATCAAAGCCAAGAGCCTTGGAAACGTCATTGGCAAACTGAGCTGTGGGCATCTTGTCGGCGTCTCCTTCGATGAGAGAATCGTCGCCGCAGTATGCTCCACGAGCATCGGCGGCAGCCATTGCGACCCGGCTCATAGCCAGCTTAGGGCGCATCCTTTCAGTAGCCTCGACATGAGCGAAGTATTGGAGAGATCCGTCGTTCTTGTGTTCTTCAAGATGATAAGTGGCCCAGACGGAAAAGGCCGGCCGGCATTCAGGGCAAAAAGGAAAATTGCCCAACGCTTCACAGCACAAGCAGCGGTTTTTCATCAGCCAACACGCATAGATGAAATTTTTCCTTCCAATGTTTGATTTCGTGTTGGTGTTGTAAGTGTCAACATTGCCAGAAGGCATCATGGCCTCTTTGTGCTCAATGCGGATGTTGCCCTTAATGTAACCGCGGAGACCATAGCGCTGTTGACCTTCATGGAAGATGGCAGTCCCAGGCACGTTGCACACCCTGCGCGTGGACCGACGGGACTCAGTGAGGAAGGCGTCATGGTGATGGTTGTCAAAATTTGAGTCGTCACCGACATCTGATGCGCGATTGTCTTTGCTATGATTTTCGTCGTGCCAAATGCCCATCTCAGAAGGAGAAGCGCCAGTGATGGTAGTCCACGGCTGCCCGGCCGCCGGATGAAACCGGCGTTTGAGATAATTGGCCTCACCCATAGTGGCGGAACACATGCCGAGGTGCAAAGCGGCGGCACCGGCCAAGATGCCGCGTGGGCGATTGCCGGTCCACCCGGAACGAGTTATCTTAGTATAAAACTCGCGTTTGTAAAAGACACTTCTGTCGTAAATGCTCCGGGTGTCACCGTAGGCAGCCTTTAGCTCTTCAGCACGCAGGAAAGTGGCCTGGTGTTCAGCAAACTTATTAATCCAGTCGTGCACCGGCAAAGGGGCAGCAGCGCCATCAGGCCCAAAGACATCCTCGTCATTTTCACGGAAGTGGATGCGGTAGGCCAAAATCAGCTCGGCGTCCCAAGCGGGGTCATGTTTCATATGAGGGAGAAGCATGCGACGGCGGAGCATGGCTAGGTGCGTAGCATGGCTGCGGTCAAAGCCGCCGGGCATGACGGCCATGGTGTTGATGATGCCATAAACGGCAACCGGGAGCTCAGGTTTGACATCGGGGAACCGCTCACGAACAAAAATGTTAGCGTTGATGTCAATGGGGCTGAGATTAATGATGATCTCACTATCCTTAGGTGGGAAGACAGGGAGGCGTGGGATAATAGAACGCCCAGTGGTGAAATCACACATGATGTGTTGAATACGCAGCTCAGTGGGATGAGGGACGCACTGAGAATAGAAACTGCGAAAGTCAGTGGAACTAATGGCGCGATGAGTGGTGCCTAGGTGAGTAATGTAATACTTTCGAATACTCTTAATGGCATCATGAATGCGGTTGCGGAACCAAAATAATAGGCCAGCAACGGCAGAACCGACAGCGACCCACCTCGTCTTACGGTAGGCCAAAGCGGTGGCACTGACGACAACACATCCAGCCAATAGCTTCCATTGATAAGGAGGACGCTGGAACTTGAGGAGAGAATTGTACTGTTCCATTTTTGTGTTGTCAGACGCCACACGACTAAGACTTGCTATGTCGGCGTCTAGAGTGCTGCGCCAGGCTAGTTCGGCAGTTTCTGCAATGCTGTCAGAAGCTAGGGTTAGGGGCAGTTCGCACTCGTCTTTGAACAACCGCCGTGTCTCGCCCATCAATTGAGCGTAAACATCGGGGGTGTGTGGTCGGATGCGGCACCACATGCGCAGTTTGTTGTAGACGACGTCTGGAATGATGAAGGTGACGTCGTTCCGGCGCCCGACAATAGAATTGACGAAGCGCTCCCACGAAGAAAAATTAGCAGATCGTATAGTTGCGCTGTTGGTGCCAATAGGTAGAGGTATGGTAGGAGCGGCGGAGTATGGAACCTCGCCGCGATAAATGGTGAAGACGACAATGCAACTCATCTCATTTCGCTGCACTATGGACCAGCACAGGGTGTCGCCGTTCACATGGTAACCACCCCCCAACAACCAATTGATTGAGGGGTGTTCATATTGCAAACCACCATTCTTGGCGTAAAATTGGACTTTGCCATCAAGTTGGAGGTACCACCCGTCGTCAAACAGGTTACCATAACCGTCGAAACAGGAATGGACGCTAGCAATGAGTACCCGCCTAGTTGTCTTTGCAACAACTCTATAAACTGCCAAAGGAGACAGATAATAGAGACTGTGGCTAGAAAAGGCGGCATCACACTGCAAGCAATCACAATCTTCGGCCTTGTGGTTACACTGAGTGATTGGGAAAACGAATGGTCTGGATGCCATGCGGAAGCCATCCGCCTGGTCAAGAATAGGGTTGCAACAATGTATCCTACGTCCTTGCTGGTTTGCACGGCGGGTGTTGCCACCCACGTCAAGTATCGTCATCGGATTGCCGTAAAGATTGTTCAGCATCTCGTACATGGTGTACTCGTCAAAAATCCGGGAAGCATTAAGGATTGGATGTTGGACGCCATGTATAACTTGGCCGACAGTCGGACGAAACTGAGGATACAATTTGGTTAACACTTTGAGTTGGGCTGCAGTCAGGGGGAAATTGAGCTCTATCGGGATGCGAACGCCGCTCCGAGTCAGGTAGGTAGCTACTGAGTGGTTGCGTTCCACATCCGACAGATCCACCTTGCTTTCGTAAACAGTCAAATCCATGAGGACGAAGCGGAAGATAAGCAAGGGCAAGAATTGGTCGTGACGGATAATGTGAGGTCAAAACGGTTCTGGCAGTGGTGCAGATAGGTGATATCAAGTGGTGAATTGAAGCAGTGAAAT